TTACGACCCGGGGCGCAATGCTTGACCCGGGCGTGTGGGAGAGCTGCACCACCGACCGCCCGATGCCTGGCGGCGGCATTCTCGCTATTGACTCATCGGTGGATGAGGCCCGGTATGTCGGTACCCGCGCCACCGTCGCCGACGGCCAAATCATGGTTGACGTCGAATTCGTGGTTGACTCTGAGGAAGCCATGTGGGACGAGGTCGCCCGCGTCATGACCGACAAGACCGTCAACCTGGCGGTGACCCCAACCCTGGAGATTCACCTGCCGCCCGAGCTGGCCCGCCGTGCTGGCACCGTCGGCTACGGGGAACTCATCAAATACACGAGCTTGGTGCGCGGCATGATTCAGGAAGGCCGCGTCGTGCACACCGGGGCGCGCACCCTGTCCGAGCACATGAACCGCGCGGTCGGTGTTAAGACTGCGCAGGGCTACGTCCTGTCATCGCAGAAATCTCCCGGCCCTATCGAGGTGGCCCGCACAGCTGTCTGGGCCATCGCCCTCGTAAGCCGTCCGCAAACAAAACAGAAACCCATGCTTGTGGTTTCCTAGTGCTGTATGGTGACCGCGGCGGCCCCGTGTCGGGCGGTGGCCACCACATCGAGACATGGCACTGTTTACACGCAAAGAAACCAAAGCGCAGATTTCACCGGCCGAGCCAGCGGTGCGCGCAGCTGTCGGCGGGTACAACCCCAACGCCGCAGGCGTGTCCCTCATCGGCCAGTACTACACCTACCAGGAAGGCGAGGCCCGCAACCGCGCCATGCAGGTGCCAGCCATCAGCCGCGCCCGCGACCTCCACGCAAGCGTGCTGTCGTGCATGCCGCTCAAAATGTACCGGGAACGCTGGAACGCTGACGCCCGCGAAATGGAAGACGAAGACCTGGCACCCCGGTCGTGGCTGCGCCGCCCCGACCCGTCCATCAGCTACGAAACGTTTGTGTCCTGGCTGTTTGACGACCTGTTCTTCTACGGCCGCGCATTCCTGTACGTCACCAGCCGCACCCAAGACGGCTACCCCGCGTCGTTCACCCGACTGCCAACTGGCTCGATTACGACCCCCGACCAGACCGGCCCCGTCTGGTACGCCCCCAGCAACGAGTTGTACTTCAACGGTGAAATGCTCGACCCCGCAAACGTCGTGCAATTCATCGGCGCCAGCCAAGGCCTGATTTACAGCTCAGAACAGACAATCGCCACCGCCCTACGCATCGAGGACGCCCGGCTACGCAACGCCGCTTCTTCAATACCCTCAGGCATCCTGCGTCAGGTAGGTGGCGAACCTCTCAGCGCCCAAGAATTGGCCGACTTGTCAGCGGCGTTTAACGCGGCCCGGTCATCCAACCAGACCGCAGCCCTCAACGAATTTTTGACGTACGAGCCGACGTCGGCCACCCCCGACAAAATGCTGCTCATCGAGTCGGCCCAATTTTCGGCGCTGCAAATGGCACAGATTGCAAACATCCCGCCGTACCTGCTGGGTGTTCCGACCGGCTCATACGCGTACACAAACAGCAAAGAGTCCCGCTGGGATTTGTGGCTCTACGGAACCAAGAGCTACGCCGAAGTGATTGCGTCCACGCTCAGCTCCAACAGCATCCTGCCTAACGGCACCTACGTCGAATTTGACTACGAGGCGTACCTTGGCGAGATGGACGACGCAAACACCTCACGCGAAATGGTCGACGTCGAGGAAAACACCCAGGAGGAAATGGCGTGATTCGCTTTACTTCAGATTCTGTCAGCGTTCAGGCCAAGAAAGGCGAGGACGGCGAGCGCCGGATAGACGCCATCGCAGTGCCCTACAACGTGTTTGCCGCCGTGTCGGGCGGGCAGGAAGTCATGTTCAAGCCAGGCAGCCTGCCGGTCGACGGCAAGGCACCCCGCGTTTTCATGTACCACGACTCCAGCAAGCCCGTCGGCATCGTGGCTGAGCGCGTCGACACCGACGAGGCCATGCTGGCATCCATGAAAATCAGCCGCACCGCCCTCGGCGACGAGGCGCTGGTGCTTGCAGCCGACGGCGTCATGGACGTGTCCGTCGGTGTCAACCCGATTGAGTACACTGAAGACAAACAGGGCCGCATGATTGTCACCAAAGCTGAGTGGATGGAATTGTCACTTGTTCCCATACCGGCGTTCGCAGGTGCTACCATCACAGAAGTAGCCGCGCAAGCAGCGACAGACCCCGACGAAACCGAAAACCCCGAAGTTCCACAGGAGGAACCCATGGAAGCCACACCCGCACAGGCAGACGTCGTCGAGGCAGCTGCCATTCCCACCCCGGCACTGCCGGCCCAGCCCAAGCGCAAGTTCGCCATGCCGTCCGCAGGTGAGTATCTCGCCGCGTACCACATCGGTGGCGACACGTTCCGCCGCGTCAACGAGGCGTTCGTTGAGGCCGCCCGCGAGAAGCAGACCGCCCTGCAGGCCGCAGCTGGCGACGTGCTTACGACCGACACGCCTGGTCTGCTCCCGGTGCCCGTGCTTGGCCCTGTGTTCCAGGACTTGAACTACATCCGCCCGGTCGTCGCAGCCGTGGGCGCTCGCGCGTTCCCCGACGGTGGCAACAGCAAGACCTTCATTCGCCCGACTTGGACGACCCATCCGACGGTGGCAACCCAGAGCCCCGAGCTGAACCCGGTGTCGGCAACCACGCCGGTCATCGCGTCCAACGTCGTCAGCAAGACCACGCTCGCCGGTCAGGTCACTCTGTCAGTGCAGGATGTGGACTTCACCAGCCCGGCCGCCATGGAAATCATCCTGCGCGACCTCGCCGGCCAGTACCTGCTGCAGTCCGACAACGTCGCGGCCGATGCAATCACCAGCGGCGCATCCGCATCGGGCAGCACCTGGACGGTCACCGCAAACGACCCTTCGTCGCTCATCTCGGCGCTGTACGACGCCGCTACCGACATCCTCAACGCCACCAACTTCTTGCCTGACCACCTGTTCGTCAGCCCGGACGTCTGGCAGAAGCTCGGTTCGCAGCTCGACGCTGACAAGCGCCCTATCTTCCCGTACGTCGGCGCAGCCGGCCTCATGGGCGTCAACGGCATCGGCTCTGCAAACATCACGGTGGCCAACACGTTCAACCCGTTCGGCCTCAACCTCGTGGCAGACCGCAACTTTGCGGCCGGAACGCTGTACGTCGCCCGCGGCGCAGCAATCGAGTTCTACGAGCAGGTGCGCGGCCTCATGTCCGTCGAGGCACCGGGCACCCTGGGTCGCACGTTCAGCTACTACGGCTACGTCAGCACGTTCATCGCGGACGCCGACCAGGTCAAGTACATCGTCGTCAACTGACCGACCGGCAGGACTAGCACCATGGCCGTGTACACCGTCATCGCGCACCAGCGCCTGAACGACTACGCGGTCGTGCAAACCCTCACAGACACCGACATCGAGCCTGGCCAGACAATCACGCTGGCCGGGCTTGGTCACGGCCTGAACGGCACACACACTGTCCTGTTCTGCCCGCAATACCAATTTGACGGCATTGACGGCACAACCGGCGAATGGATGTACAACCCCGAGGTGCCACGCGCCAACCAGGTGTTGTTTTACGACCCGGGCGACAATCTCGAATTCACCACGGCCGTACCGACAGGCACTCTTACCTGGACGTTGACCTGCACCTGGGCCACAAACGCCAACGTGGAGGAATGGCTGGGCATCGCGGTCGCTACCGCAAACGACACCGCGTACATAACCAAATGCGTCTCGGCTGCCAACAGCTTTGCGTATCGCCGCCGCGTCGAGTCTGGCTACCTGCAGGACAGCCTCACCACAGCCCCCGACGGCGCAGCCCTGCTCGGAACCGTCATGTATGCCGCACTGCTGTACAGGGAACGCGGCAGCGCTGACTCGTTTGCGTCATTTGATGCCATGGGCACCATCCCAGTGCCCAGCGCCCTCGGCCGCATCCTGCAGCTGCTCGGCGTCGGCCGACCCCAGGTCGCCTAATGCCCGTCTCAGGCATTCTCTGGGACGCGGTAAACGCCACCAGCACCGCCATAGCGGGCCTCAACACCGGGTACGCGGTCGTCACCGACCCGCGCAACGCCCGCCCCATGACGTTCTTTCTGGAGCTGCCAACCGTTGAGGCGTTCACCTACAACGTCGGCGACATCACGTTGCGTATCAGGATTTGCGCCCCGCCACCCGGCAACCAGGACGCCAGCAACTTCCTGCTTACATTGGCGGACACCATCATGAATTCAGCAATAGCCGTGACAGACCTGCGCCCAGGTGTCATGATTATTGGCGGCGGACAGGAGCTGCCGACATACGACCTGACCGTGCGGGTAGCCGTGCGGCGCAACTAAAAGGAACACAATGGCCACCAGCACATTCCTCTCTAACGCCACGGTGAACATCACCCAGGGCATGACCACGACCGACCTGTCCGACCAGTGCCGTTCGGTCACCGTCACCATCGGCAGTGACCCGCTGGAGTCCACCGCCATGGGCGACACCGGCCACCGTTTCGTGTCGGGCCTCCAGAGCGTCGAGGTGACGCTGGAAATGTTCCTCAGCTACGGCGCAAGCGAGGTCGAGGGCATCCTGTCCAGCTGTGTGGGCACCGGCACCACCACCCTCGTTATCAGCCCGTCGGGCACCACCGAGTCGGCCACGAACCCCGAGTACACCATCGCCAACTGCATGCTGGAGAACTTCACGCCGATTGCTTCAACGGT